TGAATTTCTTGCATCGCTGTCTTTGTTTACCAAACCTGTTCTGGACTTTTCAGAAAATCATGTGATGATTACAGAAGATGGTAACTCAGGAAACTCTCTGAAATATTTTTACTCTGACCCATCAGTGGTTACTACTCCAAGTAAAGATATTAGCATGCCAGAAACAGAAGTAAAGTTTTCCTTAGACAGTTCTGATCTGTCTAAGGTTCAACGTGCAGCCAGTGTAATTGGTTCACCTGACTTGGTTCTTGAAAAGAACGGTACTGGTTCCTACCTTACCGTCAAAGATAAAAAGAATGATACTGCGAACAATTATTCTTTGGACGTAGATGTTGACAGTGAAGGTGAATACAACTTTTTCTTTAAAGTTGAAAATCTAAAACTGTTGCCGACAAATTATGATGTTGAAGTGTCGTCAAAAAATATCAGTCACTTCAAAAGTCAAGCTGGTAACGCAGTCGAATATTGGATAGCCCTTGAACCAGAATCATCTTACTCTGAATAATGGAAACCTTTATAAATGAAATTATCTTGGATGATGTTTCTCTTTGTGATAATCTGATAGAATATTACAATAATAATATAGAGTATAAAAGTAAAGGGACAACAGTGGCGGGAGAAAGTGTCGGTAAAGTATCTACTGATGTGATCGTGTCGTTAGCATCTCAAAATCCTATTATAATAATGTATCTTGCAGAGATGATCAATTCTATGAAGATGTATCTTAAAAAATATGATTTGCTGTATGTAATGGAACTTGCAATAAAGGAACCATTTAATTTGCAGCACTATGCTCCAAATGAAGGATTTTTTAATTGGCATTGCGAAAGAAGTTCTAATCAAAGTCTGCAAAGAGGTTTAGTATTCATGACGTATTTGAATGATGTTACCGATGGTGGAGAAACAGAATTTTTTTTTCAAAATATTAAAGTTAAACCAGAGAAAGGTAAGACATTAATATGGCCAACAGATTTTACACATATGCATAGAGGAATTACGTCACATTCTCAAGATAAATATATTGCGACAGGTTGGTTCAACTATTATGATGCAATTGATTATAAAAAAATGTCATTGAAATGATTGAAGGATTATATTATGGAAACTTTTTTGTGGGTGGAGAAATACCGCCCGACAACTGTTGATGCGTGTATTTTACCAAACTCTCTGAAAGAATCTTTCTCTGAATTTGTAAAAGACAAACATATACCAAATCTTATTCTGTCTGGTGGGCCAGGCGTAGGTAAGACTACCGTTGCGAAAGCAATGGTTGAAGAAATCGGTGCAACATGGATGATGATAAACGGTTCTGAAGAATCGGGTATCGATGTTCTTAGAACTAAAATCAAAAACTTTGCATCGACTGTTTCACTTGAAGGTGGACGCAAGTACATCATACTCGATGAAGCAGACTATCTAAATCCACAGTCAACTCAACCAGCCCTGCGTGGGTTCATGGAAGAGTTTCACAAGAACTGTGGATTCATTCTAACCTGTAACTACAAGAATCGTTTGATTGAACCGTTGCACTCTCGATGTAGTGTAGTGGACTTTATCATTGCAAAGAATGAAAAACCAAAACTTGCATCTGATTTTTTCAGTCGTGTTAAAATGATTCTATCTGATGAGAACGTGAAGTTTGATCAGAAAGCGGTTGCAGAACTTCTGAATAAATACTTTCCAGATTGGAGAAGAGTATTAAACGAACTTCAAAGATATTCTGCATCAGGTCAAATTGATGCTGGGATTCTTGTTAATCTGTCAGAGGTAAATGTCAATGAACTCATGGAGTCGCTTAAAAAGCAAGAGTTTACAAATGTACGAAAGTGGATTGTCAACAATTTGGACAATGACCCTGTTCGCATTTATCGTAGGTTCTATGATTCTCTTTATGATTATATTGACAAGTCTACGATTCCTCATGCTGTTGTTATCTTGGCTGAATATTCCTATAAGTCGGCATTTGTCGCAGATCAAGAAATAAATCTTCTTGCCTGTTTTACCGAAATTATGGCTCAAGTGAAATTCAAATGAGTTATACCAAAGGACAATTTAATTTTGACAAAGATTTTCTTGAATCTGAAAGGTTGATAAGGGAGGTGGTAAATCCTATACTAAAGAAACATGAATTTCGTTTTATTAGAGGTTCTAATAGTGAAGATAGGGAGGAAAGAAAACAGTGGGATTGTTTATATGAGATAGGTAAAAATCAAATAACATCAATCACTATGGAACATAAAACAGATTTTCTAGTTAAAAAAACCCATAACATTTTTGTTGAAAACAAATATAGAGGCAAACCCTCTGGTATCATAACGTCAACAGCAAATTATTGGACATACTTAATTAAAGACCCCACATTGGATACTCTGAATTACAAACTGTATTTAATTAACACCCATAAATTTAGAAAGTTGACACCTTTAGCATTTGCGTCAGATGCAAAGGGTGGTGATAGGGATAAAGACGGAAATAAATTAGCAAGAGGTTACTTATTTGAGTGGAGTCAAATTAAGGACAAATGGACATGTATGAATTAAAAGAGTACCTTAACTCCATAAACCATAAAAAGAATAATCTCATGGATACCGAAGATGAGATGTGGGAGAAAAAGTATCCAGCATTTATCGTTAACAAATGTCTCGCACCGTTTCCCGATACTATCGGATTAGTGAATGAGATGAACATCCACCACCATCTAGACAACAAACTCCAATTTGACTTTTTACTAAATAGTATCAGACCACGCAAAAGATATACTCCGTGGATGAAAGCAAGTAAAATAACGAATCTTGAGTATGTGAAAGAGTATTATGGATATAGTAATGCAAAAGCTAGGTCTGCTCTTGAGATACTAAACGATGAACAGATAAAGACTATTAAAAATAGTTTGAATAAAGGTGGAAAACATGGATAGCATTAACTGGTCACAGGAGCAAATGCTAGAAGTCGGATTAAAGGAACCAGATGACTTTTTGAAAATACGAGAAACCCTTTCTCGAATTGGTGTTGCTTCTAGAAAAGAAAAAAAATTATATCAATCTTGTCATATCCTACACAAACAGGGAAGATATTACATAGTGCATTTTAAAGAATTATTTGCACTCGATGGAAAACAAACCAACTTATCGGAAAATGATATTGCAAGGCGCAATACCATCACAAATTTGTTGGGAGATTGGGGTTTGGTTACAATTATGGGTAATGCAGAACCGATTGCTCCCCTAAGTCAGATAAAAATTATTTCCTTCAAAGAGAAGGGTGAATGGGTTTTGGAAACAAAATATAATATTGGTAAAAAACGAGAGGCCTAATGGAACAATTCAAGTCTTTCATAACGGAAGCAAAGGAAGAAAATTATAAGGTAGTCATTCTTACACGAAAACCAGATGACTATCCAAATCATAAAGCTTTATTGACTTCCTCAAAGTTTGAAAAATCTGCTAAATCTTTGGGACTAGATTTTTATATGTGTTTTATCAATGGCGCATATCTTAGTTTTGAGAACGAGGTTAGACGGATTCATAATGTAGATGATGATAAAGGTTTTGAAATTTCTACAGATAATACTCTAATAATAGTTAGGGGCGGTGTTAATGCTCGTGATTCGTGGAAAGATTTGTTATCTCAATTAGAACGTGTTGGATATTCCTGTGTTAATTCTAGGGAGTGTATAGAAATATGCTCTGATAAGTATAGGACTATGCTCCGTTTGGCTGAAGTGGGTTTAGTAACTCCTACTACGGTTTTAATTTCAGATAAAGATTCAGCTAAAATTGCATTTGAAAAATTAAATACAACATATCCAGTGATACTAAAAACAATTCACGGCACAAAAGGTGTTGGTGTATTGTTTGTAGAATCAGAAAAGTCTCTTGAGTCAATGACACAGTTATTATTTAAAGTTGATGAAGAAATTGGATTAATTCTACAGACGTATATAGAGACAGATAGTGATGTTCGTGTTATGATTTTAAATCATAATATTGTTGGTGCCATGAAACGAAAAATGGTAAAGGGTGATTTTAGATCGAATGTTCATCTTGGGGCAGAAATAAAAAAATATGAACTTACAGAAAGAGAAAAACAAGATTGTATCAGAGCCGCAAAATCAGTAAATGGTACATGGGTAGGTGTAGATTTTATTGCTGCCAAAGATCGTGATAAAGATGGCCCATATATTCTTGAGGTTAACAGTTCGCCTGGCACAGAAGGTTTTGACGAAGCAACTGGAAAAAATATTACTAAATTGATTTTAGAAAATTTTAAGAATAATGAAAATTGGTGGAAAGTTTCAACACTTGCTGGTGTGTGGGAAACTTTTGAGCATAAAAAATTAGGCAAGATGATTGGAAAAATGGATACTGGTAATAGTTCAAAAACTTCAGTTATTCATGCTGATACTTATGAAATAAAAGGTAAGAAAATTAATTGGGAGTTAAATGGTGTAAAAATGACATCTCAAATAGAAGAAATGAAAAAAATATCTTTGGGTGGATTTAGGGATAGAGAAGAAATTCGTCCATCTATACGATTAGATTTTACCTTTGCGGGATTTTTATATAAAAATATGAAGTTTACTATAGACGATAGAGGTAAAAAGACCCCTTTATTAATCAATAGAGAGTTTATGAAAACGGCAAATATTTCAATTGACCCTTCTAGAAAATTTATTTTAACTGAAAAACTTGACCCACAGGAAGAAAATTAATGATCGTAGATGCACTTAGAAAAAAATATGAATATGAAATTATGTCTGCAAAGGCTAACATTGATGTATATCTAAAGAACTCTGCTGGTATCGGTGAACATCCCGATATCGTTGCAGCTGTTGATACTGAAATGGAAAAGTTAGCAGATGCTGAAGATAAATTAAACTCTTTAAACAACAACTTTAAAGGTTCTTTAAAAAATTCAAAGTTGTTGAACGAACAAGGAGAACTAGGACTTTCAGACGTAAGCTACTATTGACATTACCCCCTATTTTTGTTATGATATTTGAATGAGGTTTTATACTAATATTGTTCAGTGGGGAAATAATCTTCTACTGAGGGAAGTTGTAAACGGTGAACGAATAAACCGCAAGGTTAAGTACTCACCTACACTATATGCTCGTGTTGCAAAAGAGACTAACTACAAGACCCTTGAAGGTAAGTATGTTGCTCCTATAAAACACGAGACTATCAAAGATGCGAAAGCGTGGGCAGAAGGTTACAAAGACCAGCCACATCTAATTTATGGCAATACTCAGTTTGCATATAACTACATCGCAGACGAATATTCTAACGAGATGTCTTGGAATATCGATGAGATACTTATCGTTACAATTGATATCGAAGTCGAGTGTGAAAACGGGTTTCCCAAACCAGAGGAGGCAAATGATCCTCTATTATCAATTACTCTAAAGAATCACCAAAACAAAAAGATTGCTGTGTGGGGTATCGGTGACTTTGAAAACAGTCGTGACGATGTTTCCTATGTCAAGTGCGACACAGAGAAACACTTACTGCAATCCTTTCTCACGTTTTGGGAGCAACACAAGCCCGATGTGATTACAGGTTGGAACACAGAGTTCTTTGATATTCCTTATATATGTAATCGTATTTTGAATCAGTTTGATGAGAAGGAACTTAAACGTTTATCGCCTTGGGGCGGTGTATTTTCTCGTTCTGTTTATCAAATGGGAAGGACACATCAGTTGTATGACATTCAAGGTATAGCTCATCTTGATTTCTTTGACTTGTATCGTAAATTTACTTACACCAGCCAAGAGTCCTATCGACTTGACCACATTGCATTTGTCGAGTTGGGTGAACGTAAAGATGGTAATCCTTATGAAACTTTCAGTGAATGGTATACTAAGGACTACCAATCTTTTATAGAATATAATATAACAGACGTTGAACTGGTTGATAAACTCGAAGATAAGATGAAGTTGATTGACTTGTGCTTGACGATGGCTTATGATGCGAAGGTTAACTATGTTGACGTTCTTGGAACAACTAAGTATTGGGATATTCTAATTTACAATCATTTGCGTAAAAAGAATATCGTGATTCCTCAAAAGATGAAGCATGAAAAATCTGAGAAGTATGAAGGTGCTTATGTAAAAGACCCGATTGTGGGTATGCACAAGTGGGTAATGTCATTTGATCTGAACTCTTTGTATCCACATTTGATTATGCAATATAATATTTCGCCAGAGACACTTATGGGTTCTCCTTTCAAAAAAGATAAGGATATTACTGTAGATAAGATGTTGAATGGGGAAGTCAAAGACTCGATAATGAAGTCATTAAAAGACAGGAATGTAACTCTTACACCTAATGGTGCATTGTTCAAAAAGAATAAGAGGGGGTTTCTTCCAGAGTTGATGCAAAGTATATATGATGATCGTGTAAAGTATAAACGATTGTTGTTAGAGACTAAACAGGAATATGAAAACACAAAAGATCCTAAACTCAAAAAAGACATTTCTAGATATGACAATATTCAAATGGCCAAAAAGATTTCTCTCAACAGTGCTTATGGTGCCATTGGTAATAGTTGGTTTCGTTACTACGATTTGTTGGTTGCTGAGGCCATTACCACTTCTGGTCAGTTATCTATTAGATGGATTGAACGCTCTCTTAATCGGTATCTTAATAAAATTCTTAAAACCGATGACTTGGATTACGTTATTGCATCAGACACAGACTCAGTTTATATTCGTTTTGACAGACTCATTGACAAACTCTATCCAGAGAAACAAGACACTGGAGAAATTATCAATTTCTTGGATCGTCTTGCTAGAGAGAAAATTGAACCGTATATTGACCAAAGTTATCAGGAACTCTCTGAATACATAAACGCATACGAACAAAAAATGCAGATGTCCAGAGAGGCTATCGCAGATAAATCCATTTGGACTTCAAAAAAACGGTACATCCTAAATGTTTGGGACAATGAAGGCGTTCGATACAAAGAGCCCTATCTCAAGATTATGGGTATCGAAGCAGTCAAGTCATCAACTCCAGCTCCCTGTCGTGAAAAGATTAAGGATGCACTCAAAATTATTATGCATGAAGATTCAGAAGTGCTAAATAGTTTCATACAGGATTTTAGATCAGAGTTTATGGAAATGAAACCAGAGTTGATTGCATATCCACGTTCAGTCAATGGACTTACAAAGTGGACAGAATCACACAATCTATTTAAGAAGGGCGCTCCGATTCACTGTAAAGGAGCCATACTTTACAACCATCTTTTGAGAAAGAACAAACTCACTCACAAGTATCCTTTCATACAGGAAGGTGACAAGATTAAATTTTTACATTTGAAGGAACCAAATTTGTATCAGTCAACATCAATCTCTTTTCCAACACGGTTGCCGAAAGAGTTTGACTTTGATTCAATACTTGACTATGATGTACAATTTGAAAAGTCATTTGTGGAACCATTAAAGTTTATTACAGATAAAATTAGATGGAACCTTGACATGAGTTATGGAAGTCAACTAACACTTGAAGGATTTTTTAATTAAAGCGGGCGTAGTATAATGGTAATACCTCAGTTTTCCAAACTGATGAAGGAGGTTCGATTCCTTCCACCCGCTCCAAATTTTAAATATGAATATGATACTTGAAAAACAAGATGCGGTATATGCAGCCACAAAGTTGATGGAATACTTCAAGGATTTTGGACGTATTGACGACTACTTTCGTGCAAGAAAAATCGAGAGAGTCAAAAACATACCTGTATCACTACCAGGCTTTGGATTGGAAGATGATATGTTTCAGTCTTATGATATGCACCCCGAAGATATGAACTTCTCAGTGGTGCAGATGCAGGCCAAAACATTTGATACAATGTTAGAGATGACTGCATCATTTTCACCAGATGAGAATCCAGGCAAGACACTAAAACTGATTGTCAAGGAAACAAACACAAATACTATTGTAGGATTTATTCGTTTTGGTTCACCATTGATTAACTCAAAACCTAGAAACGATTATCTTGGCGGTGTCCCTGACTTGGAAATTTTCAACAAAAGAGCTATCATGGGGTTTAACATAGTACCGATTCAACCATTCGGATATAACTATCTTGGTGGTAAACTACTGGCCGCAATCTGTTGTTCCCATGCAAGTCGGGAGATGTTGAACAAAAAGTATGATACTGAATTTTGTCTATTTGAGACTACTTCGTTATACGGTAACATCAAGGGTATGTCGATGTATGACGGTATGAGGCCTTACCTGAGATAT